GATAAAGTGTCAAAATTAATTAAACCAAAACCGCGACCAGAAAGGAACGATTAATGGCAACCATTAGAAAAATCCAAAAAGATAACGGACTGCCCGATTATTACTACGTTATGCCCAACCAAGACCGAATCGACATCATGGTGGTCCGGTCCAAAAACTCCGGCAATAAATATACTTGCATACTGCCCGCGCCCCACGGCTCACGGACGTTTGATAAAATGAACGAAATGCGCGATTACTTCGACGAGCATTTTGAAAGCTAATTGTTTCACGTGAAACATTGCTTTTTTAAAGTGACGTAACGTAACACTTTACATTATCGCATACATGTGCTACTTATAAGTTGTCGAAGGGGCGAGCTCTTCGATTGGGGCGGGCAAGCCCCACGTTATTTGACAATGGACCACGGTCCTACATACTACGGAGGTTCACCATGAGTGAAACTAACCCTACATTCGTTTATAACGACGGCGGCCGAAAAGCCGCAGGTTATCAGGGCAAAGCAGGCGACTGTGTCTGTCGAGCCATTTCAATCGCGGCAAACTTACCTTACAAACAAGTCTACGAAAGACTTGCCGAGGGTAACGCAACGCAACGCCGTTCCAAACACGATAAGGGCAACCGCTCCAAATCCGCACGTAACGGTATCTCTACCACGCGTAAATGGTTCAAGGACTATATGCTTGAACTAGGGTTTGAATGGACCCCAACCATGCAAATCGGCTCTGGATGTAAAGTGCATCTAAAAGCCGAGGAGTTGCCTTCCGGCCGTTTGGTTTGTAGCGTATCAAACCATAACGTAGCCGTGATCGACGGTATCATCAACGATACTTACGATTGCTCAAGACAAGGTAAACGTTGCGTGTACGGGTACTGGCGACTAGATTCCTAATTATCGCAACTCGCGGGTCACGGAACACGGCCCGCGGGTTTCTTTTTTAACACCGGTTATATTATATAGAGAGAAAAATAAAAAAAATATTTTTTGAAAAATATGCCGTAACCGGTGTAACCGTGTAACTTTCGGTGTTTTTTCTTTTATATATAGGTACTTAACAGTTACATAAAGTAAAAAATAAAAATGTAACGTAACCAGAGTTTATGTAACCAATAGCGAAAGTGCGTTAAGGGGCCTCAGAAATTTTTTTTATAAAAAATATTTTTCTGGCTATATATAAAGAAATGTGCATTTTAAAAGAAACTATCTTGAATTAACTAGGTTTGGACATGACTAAGAAAAGCACCTCTAAAAGCGTCCCCGTAAAAAAGAAACGTGGTGTGGGACAACCACGAGCAACAAAGAACCGACCCTTAACTAGGAAACAGGAACTCTTTGTTAAAGAACTGGTTTCAAAAGACGGACAGATTACAATGCGGGAAGCTGCAATCAATGCGGGTTATCCGGCTAGTTCTGCACACACTAGGGCGTATGAAATGACAAACGCTCATATTTGTCCGCACGTTGTGTCCGCTATTAAATCTTATCGAGACGAGCTAGACGAAAAATACGGTATCAACTATCGAAGACACATTAGGGATCTTCAAACTATTAGAGATCACGCATTGGAGAACGGCGCATATTCTGCGGCTGTTCAAGCTGAATATAGACGGGGGCAAGCTCAAGGGGACATTTACGTCAGCAAGAGCGAGGTTCGTCACGGAAGTATTGACTCAATGAGTAAAGACGAAGTGATGAAAGCATTACAGGAGATAAAGCAAACCTATGCCCCAGTTACTATCGACATTACTCCCGAAGGAGAAAGCAATACCCAGAACCGCGCAAAAGCGCGAAGCCGGATTTTGGAACCAGATGAGGACGGCCTTGAAGAAGAGTTCGAGGAAGATCTCGTCAACACGGCTTGAAACGTGGGCAACGCCCGGTATACCCGACGTTTTGTTATGTGATGAAAACGGAAAGTTTCATTTTGTAGAATTAAAAGCTACAGCGGGCAATGCTGTAGATTTACGTCCGCATCAAGTGGCGTGGTTATCTACTCATAAGAATGCAAGCGTTTGGGTTTTGGTAAAGAAGCTGAAAACAAAAAACGCCCCAGAACAAATCTTTTTGTTTCATGGCCGTGATTCGATGGACTTAAAGCTTGAAGGGCTGAAGGTAGAGCCTGTCATACACCAGAAAGAAAAGTTTGATTGGGAAGACATTTTCCGCTTGATTTGTCCATAAGCACTTGATATTATCGCATATGCAACAACGAAGACAAATGGAGGTGTCTAAATGGGAATGCATTTTTACCGCTTGGAAGTTTACTTTCAGCAAAAGCTGAATTCAATGAACGACGATATTCAGTTCTTTCAAAATTACATTAAGGATTTAAAAGCCAAAGATCCTGATAAAGCAAAATCGGAAATTCCTGATTACCATCAGATAAGGAATTCTGTTGATCAATTAGAAATTGATATCAAAAAAGTCCAAACCGCTTTGCTCGATAATTACAAAGCGACAACTGAAGATTTGTTGGATCGCTTTAAGAACCTTCAAAAAGTTTCGGGGGAGTAGTTATGCCCAAGTTTAATCTTTTACGCAGCTACACCGTTGTAGAGTCGCATGAGGTGGAAGCCAAAACCGAAGATGAGGCTATCCATATTATTGAAAACGGAGGCGTTGAAACGCACCAAAAAAGTTATGACGGAGATTATACCCGTCATAACGATGGTTCAATTCTTTATACTTTGGAGGAATACGAAGATGCCTAATCATTGTTATCAAGAGGTACGGCTTTCTGGTCCGAGAGCCATGATCGGACACTTATATGAAAGTGTTTGGGTTACTTGTGCCGAAGAAAGGCGTTTTTGCGATGTAGTAATTCCAATGCCTTTATCTGCCGCCGCATATGCTCATGATTGGAGGTGCAAAAATTGGGGTACAAAGTGGGACGTTGTGGACGTTCAAATGGTTAACGACTTTGTTAAAGTTCCACATAATCTTTCGTATGGCGAGTATAGCAACTTTGCTTCCTTTACTTTCAAGTGTTGGACGGCTTGGAGTCCGCCTATTCCGGTATGGAAAAAACTACAGTTTCTTGGTATTAGTGTGCAAGCTTCTTACGAAGATGAGGGCGGTTTGTTTGAGGGTTTCTTTACGAATGGCAAAGAACGTTCGTGGAAACCAAAAGTATTGGAGGCGCAGTGATGGTTAATGAAACCACCCAACGCGTCCATTGTTTGAAGTGCGATTATATTTTTCACGAAGACGAAGGCCCCCAAAAAGAAACGTGTCCGCATTGTGATAATGCCGACATGGAACAAACCGTTTACATGATCCCCCAAGATTTAGAGCTTGAGCGCATGTTAAGCGAAGTTTTTGAAAAAGTATTTTGGAAGGAAAGTGGGGTATAATGTTTTTTATAGAATGGATTTACGGCTTATTATATGGTTCGGATGCAGTTGATGAATTAAGGCACGGCTCGAAACAAAAAAGAAAAAGAAAGTAGAAGGTAAAACTTTTAGAAATTTCTACTTGCTTTTATATGCGAGTATATGCGATACTTAACGGGCGGGTAAAACTGCCCGTTTTTTTTTAACAGCTACGAAGGGCTAAAAATATGAATATTGAAAACACAAAAGGCACATTGCAAAACTTACTTTTAAAAGTTCAAGAGCAAAACAATAGAAGCGCGGATTTCTTGGCTTCTACTAGTAATTTGCAAAAAGCCACAAATGACGAAGGGAAACCTCAAATTGTTATTGAAGCGGCGGGGGGCGAACCGACGCGTATTTTAGATGTTAACGATCATGCTTTTGGACAAATTGCCCAGAACGTCGAAATAGATACCAGAACGGCGCGACGTTTGCAGGAAAAAATCCCGCAGGAATACGACGCCGCAATAAATGCGTTATGGCAAAAGGAACCGACTAATCGCATGGTTAGAACATTTCTTGATACTGACGAAACCACCGGAACAGCGCGGGCGTTTGTTTCTGATAAGTTTAAAACTTTTGATAACATTAACTTGCTTAATTCTAGCTTGCCGCAATTGATGGATAGTCCCGCGGACTGGCAAGTTGTAAATGGTACGGTTACCGATAAGCGTCTTTATTTGCGTTTAAAAAGTGAAGCACAAACGGGTATTGCCGCGGTTGGGGATAAAATGGCTAATGGTATTGGTTTAAGTAATTCTGAAGTTGGCGCGGGTTCCGTTTCCGTTTATCAAACTATTTGGACACTTGCTTGCTTAAACGGTATGCAAACCGAAAACCGAAACCGTTCTAGCCATATCACCAGTGCAAGGGATAGCGCGGACTATGGCTTGCTATCCGGCGAAGCTAAAGACGCGGACAACCATGCGTTAGAATTAAAGTTGCGGGACCTAGTAAAAGCATATGCTAGCCGTGAAACTTTCGACGAAGTACTGGACAAAATGAACCGAGCCCATAGTGACGTTATTGAGGGCGATTTTCACGAAATACCGGAACGCGTCGGAACCGTTCTTAAACTTACCAAAAAAGAAAACACCGACATTTTGAACGGATTAATGGCAACTATCGGGCAAGCGGGTTTTGAGCATGGAAAACCAATAACACGCGCAACCATGGTTAATGCTGTTACGGCCGTTGCTAATAATTGCGACGCGG